TTTATTATGAACCTTGAAGAATTGCAAAGATCGTGGGCTGCAGACTGTGTTATTGATGACAATCATTTAGATCAAGAATCCGTCAACACAGCAAAACTCCACTCAAAATATTTAAACGAACTCATTCGATTCAAGTTACAACTTGCTAAAATGAAGTCTGACTACAACACACTCCGCCAAGACAAATTCCGCTATTATCGTGGCGAATTAACTCGTGAAGAATTACATGACTTGGGTTGGTCACAATGGCAAGGTATCAAACCACTAAAGAATGAAATGGAAGAGTTTCTTGGTGGTGATGAAGATCTAAATCACGCAGAGATTAAAGCAAACTACATTCAATGTATAGTTGATTTTCTCGAATCCGTAATGAATCAAATTAAAGCAAGGGATTGGCAGATACGCAATGCGATAACTTGGAAACAGTTCATATCTGGGGCTTGATGGTAAAATAAGGTTCTATATAAATAATTATATAGGAGGATTTTATGCATAAGTTAATGATTAAAACACACAGTAAAACTGGTTTAAAGTATTTGTGTTATACTCAAAAAGAAGATCATATTTCTTATCTTGGTTCTGGTATTCATTGGAAACGCCACTTAAAACAACACGGAAAAGATATCAAAACAGAAGTAATATTTGAATCTGAAAATTATGATGAATTTGTTAAAGTTGCAAAAGAAACCTCTGTTTCTTTAAATGTTGTGGAAGATAATTCTTGGGCGAATTTAAAAATTGAAGAGGGTGAAGGAGGAGATACAGTATCATCAAAACGCTGGATTACTAATGGAATTGATGATAAATATCATCCAATAAATCAAGAATTACCAAATGGGTGGAAATTGGGAAGAACTAATTGTGTGTTTAATCAGAAAGAATTTCAAAAAAATATGAGTAAACGAGGACACGCTAAGCAAACATATGAGATACGAAAATTGGCTGCAGCTAAAGCCACAGAAACAAAAAAATTAAATAATACATTTCCTGATATATCTGGAGATAAAAACCCAACCAAACTTGATTCTGTTAAAAAGAAATTAAAAATTGCTGTTGAAAACCGACCATACATAAAATGTCCAAATTGTAATAAAGAAGGCAGACATTCTCCAGGAATGTTTAGATTTCATTTTGATAATTGTAAATATGCCAACAATAAAAATTGAAAAAATTGATGAAGTTCATATAAGATTTTTCTGCGACGACGCAGGTGTTGAAGCTGAAATAGTGGATTTTTTTACTTATGAATTTCCCAACGCAAGATTCACCCCACAATATAGAGCACGAATCTGGGATGGCAAAGTTAGACTTGCTGATCCAATTCGAAAAACATTGTATGTTGGACTAGTCAATTATGTAATTGAGTTCTGTGATAGAAACGATTACGCAATACAGTTTAAAGATAAAGATAATATTCTTGGTCGCGAGAATACTACATACCAGCAAGTAGAAGAATTCGCCAAATGGTTAAATCCTCATGGTCATGGTAAACCAATCGAGATTCGCGACTATCAAATAGAAGCAGTTAGACATGCGCTTGATCATAAGCGTACTCTGTTGCTCTCTCCTACCGCATCAGGTAAATCCTTTATCATCTATACAACTATGCGTCACCACTTAGAAGCTGGACGCAAGTGTATTATTATCGTTCCTACTACTTCTCTCGTTGAACAATTATACGCTGACTTTGAAGATTACTCAAGTGCCAATGGTTGGAAAACATCATATCATTGTCAAAAATTATACAGTGGATTTACTAAAGATATATCTAAGGATGTGTTAATTACAACTTGGCAATCTGTTTATAAACAACCAAAGGCATGGTTTAATCAGTTTGATGTAATCTTTGGAGACGAAGCCCACCAATTTAAAGCAAACTCTCTTACTCTTGTTATGGGTAAGATGACTGATATCAAATACCGAATCGGAACAACAGGAACTCTCGACAACAAGAAAGTTCATAAGTTGGTTCTCGAAGGTATGTTTGGTCCAACCCATCGAGTAACTACAACTAAAGAACTGATGGACTCGGGAACATTAGCCAAACTAAATATTACATGTATACTACTGAAGTATGATGATATAACTCGTCAAGGTAGAAAGAATAATCAATACGCTGATGAGATGGATTTTATTGTAACGCATGAGAAACGCAATAACTTTATTCGTAATCTTGCTTTAAATTGTGAAGGTAATACTCTTGTTCTTTTCCAGTTTGTAAAGAAACATGGTAAAGTTCTTATGAAAATGATTGAGGAAAAAGCGCACGATAAAAGAAAAGTTTTCTTTGTATCTGGCGATACTGATGTTGAAGATAGAGAAGCCATTAGAAGAATTACAGAAACTGAGAGCGATGCTATTATTGTTGCTAGTTTTGGTACATTTTCTACAGGTATCAATATACCCTCTCTCGAGAATGTCGTTTTCGCATCCCCATCGAAATCGAAAATACGAAATCTACAAAGTATTGGTCGTGGATTAAGATTGAAGTCTGGTAAGACAGAATGTAATCTATATGATTTGGCAGACGACCTGAGTTGGAAATCTTGGAAGAATCATACTTTGAATCACTTCGCTGAAAGATTAAAAACCTACTCAGAAGAAAAATTTAATTACAAGATCGTCGAGGTAAAACTATGAACGAACAGTTTGTTTATATTAAATTAGTAACTGGCGAACAGTTGATGGCATACAAAGAGTCAGAAGACGATGAGTCAATGACTTTGAAATTTCCTATGTTAATTAAAACACATATGGTTGGTGTTGCAGGTGGAAGAGTTTCCGAACAAGTCACTGCAGGTCCATATACTTTATTCGTTGATACAACAAAACCATTTCATGTAAACAAGAAACATATTGTGTTAGATACACAGCTATCTGAAAAAGCAATTCCCCATTATGTACATTTGGTTCGCGACCACGAGGGTGTTAAATTATCGTATACACAAAATGGTTTGGATTGGGAAGATGAAGTTAAGCGTCCTGAGATAGAAACAGCTAAAGCCATCGCTGCTTTGAAATCAATAGCAGAACAGATAGAGGAAGTAGAAGAAGAGGAGGAAGATTTCAAAATCTTTATCGAAGGTAATAATACATTTCATTAACTTTCTTCAAACCCTACATCGAGAGTATACGCTTTCGTCAAGCAAATAGCAAATTTATTTTATTGCAATAATTACAAGAAGAAAAATTGCTTTTTAAATCAAAAGGTAGTATACTTCTGGTAATAACAAAAATTATGGAGTTTTTATTATGGCGACAAAAGCCAAAGGTGCGCATTATGTGAACAACGCTGACTTTCTAGTAGCAATGAAAGAGTATCGTGTTAAGGTACTTGCTGCAAAGGAAGCAGGGTTGACTAAATCCGATAAGGGTTGGCCACAGGTTACATCTTATATTGGTGAATGTCTTATGAAGATTGGCACTCATTTATCATACAAAGCAAATTTTATCAATTACAGTTATCGTGAAGATATGATTCTAGATGGTATACAAAACTGTCTACAGTATATCGATAACTTTGATCCCGAGAAATCCTCAAACCCCTTTGCTTATTTCACACAAATTATATACTATGCATTTCTAAGGCGCATTGCTGAAGAAAAGAAACAGACTTACATTAAAGGTAAGATGTTACAGGAAATGCCCTTTGAAATGTTTGAGTTACAAGAACAAGATGAAACAGGCGAATATCATAATTCTTATGTAGAGTTTATGCAACATAATAATAACTTTGATGATTTTATTGAACGCAAAAAAGAACGCAAGCGTAAGAAGAAAGAATCAAGTTTGGATGATTTTGTAAATGAATAAAGAAGTTCGCGATTGGATAGAAGATCTTATGGCAAATTCGGTAGTTACAAATAGGTTTCCTTTAGGCAGATCAAGGAGAAAACAAGCTCGTAGAAATAAAAAATTCCTAAGAAAAATGACTTGGGATGCCTCTGACAACATGTTGAGTTTGAAAGATATTATGAAAGAAGATAACAAAATTTTCCTTGGCGTTTCAGATGTTGAAGACTTGGTAACTGCCGAGATTCTGAAATCCCGCTCTGATCGTGGTGTGTCCACTGTGTTCCGCAATACATCTGTGTTGTGTAATCGTGAGAAATGGCAAACATGGGCAGAGGGTCAATTCAAAGAATTCCTTTTTGTTCAATCTGGCGCATCCTCTGGTTTCATTGTAGAAAAAGAAACACAAAACCTTATCAAGTTTGATGTCAACAGTAACACAACTGAAGTTCGTGCGTTTGGTGATGACAAATTTGTTGAAGATATTATTGAGATCGTTGAAGAAAACTTCTCTGTTGTTACTTGCCACATTGAATGGGTTTATGGTGGAGATGGACAATCTGTCAATGTTCCATTAAATCGCGATCGTTTGCCTGTTGCTGAGATGTATCCTTTCCTTAAAGGTGAATCGCTTGAGTCATACTACGATCGTTATATGGCATCTTCAGCAAACATCTTATTGTTAATTGGACCTCCAGGAACTGGTAAGACTACCTTTATTCGTGGACTTCTTGCGCATACAAATTCCTCTGCGATTGTGTCATACGACGCTGCTATTCTTGACAAAGATGGATTCTTTGCTCGCTTCATTGAATCTGATGACAATGTTATGGTGCTCGAGGATAGTGATGCTTTCTTGAAACCTCGCAGTGATGGTAATACAATGATGCATCGTTTTCTTAATGTAGGTGATGGTCTTGTTACAACCAAAGGTAAGAAAATGATTTTCTCTACCAACCTTCCAAGCATTCGTGATATTGATTCAGCGTTGACTCGTCCAGGTCGTTGTTTTGATATTGTTACATTTGATACATTGACAATAGAAGAAG